CCCATTATATTAGATTAAAGAAACAATTAAATGAGAATGGTGCAACATTCTTATTTAATAAAGGAGAAAGTATGAAACTTAAAAAAGAATATGAGATGACATTCAAAGAGGGATTTCGTCTTGGGGTACGTTTGACGCGAGCAAAAGCGTATATAGAAAATGCCCGCGATGCAAAGAGACTAGGTGATGAAACAATGGCTGAGCTTTATACAGAGTTTGCGCAAGAGTGGAATGACTTGGCTCGTAATGCAGGGCGTAAGTTTACACCGTCCGCGGCTCACGAACCTGAACAGTCTGCTTTCGATTTTGGTGACATTGAAATGCAGGAGCATTTAACAAAGTTACCACATCAATTAAAGGAAACAGGATGAATATTAAGAAGTTTAAAAGTGTGGCAGTCGCCATTGAGACGTACAAATTATTAAAGAAGATAGCCGCCGCCGATGACAGATCGGCAGGTATGCAAATAACATATTTAGTAAAACAAGAAGCAAAGAAAAGAAAACTAGCAGCATGAAAACAGAAACTATTATGCCAAGGTTTAGATCTTACCGACCATTTAAAGCTGATTGGAAGTATGAGAAGAAGTGTTGTAATGAATGTAACAAAGAGTACCTTACCGATAACATGATGGGTGTAAAAAGAGGTAGTTATATTTGTACTTGGTTTTGTATTAGATGTTACAACTTATTGCAAAAGTCATAAGCATTTTATGCTTATGTGGGACGATACTGGCGAGTGTATATATTTTCATATATTATTCGCCGTATCAAACTTTTATGCGTGATTGTGTAAAAAATGAGATGGGTGATTTCAGTAATGAGTACTGCACCTGGAAATTTGATAAAGTTATGTTGTGTAAGAGGGAGGGATTATGTTTCACTTATGGCATATACTTGCCATCGTAGGCGTGTTTGTATTGGGTTTTATACTTGGTAGACTATCCATGAAACGCAAGTACGAGGCAAAAGTAGAAGAATTAGAAAATAGAAAGGAAAGTATAGAATGGGCCGCAAGACACCACTGAAAGAACGATTACTACGAGAGTATGCGCGATTATCTAAGATAGCGCTTCGCGAACCACGGAACGGGAAAGAAGTATTTAACCGTATACGTTGGGAAAAAATTAGAAATATATTATGGAGGCGATATGATTATATGTCATCATTGTAAAGGAAACGGATATGTTAAAATTAGATTCGAGGCAGAACAAGCCATTGAGCAGTGTTCGGTTTGTCACTCACAAGGGGAAATCAATGAAAATAAGTACTACCACCAAACCTGGAGTGATGGGGTTTCGGATGAAACAACATCCTTCTACTACGGACCACCACTTGACCCTGAATCGTTCAAAAACTACAAAATTTATCCCGAGTAAACCTGTTGTAAGTGTTAAAACGGGGGATGAACCCCCGTTTTAGTTGCGTGTGAGCATCTTTTCTAGTATAATTTGGGACGAAAATTATTATTTTCATTTAACTCCCGAGGTCCTGTTAAGACCACAAGCGTCATACGGGACCTTTTAAGGAAAGGTGCTTATGAGTGACCAAGAGATATTAAAGCAACGCGACCTACTGGACGCGATCCTCGCATCACGGACCAATCAGTATGAAAGAATTCAGTCCATGGAAGTCATGGATTCGATATATTTTAGAAAAAATTTACCCAATAATGTGGTATTATTTCCATTACAAAGGATAAAAAGGTATGTACACAAAACTACCCGAAAGCCCAGTAAGAAAAGTTTATAAGTGTCACCATTGCGGTGACGTATCTATAAAATTCTATAACCCTAAACACGATCGAGTATTTACCGCAGAAGAGTGGGAAATAATCATGACAGATGGGCGTGAAGCATTGGATAAAGCACTTAGATTAGTGCGTGAAGATCCAAAGATGTTTTCATAAATCGCGTTTCTAATAGATGTTTTCTACCAAGTCTTTACCTCTTTCTTTTTATCATTACCCCAAGTAACAAGGTAACAAGGTAACAAGTAGCAGAATACTTACCTTTTTTGTTACTTTGAAGTAATATTATAGGTAACAAGAAGTAACAAATATTCTATATTTACAAAAAAAACTCGCATTTCCCAAGGTTTTTGTATAAAATAAAAGACTTTGGAAGAAACATCTATAGGAAAGATGCATTATGGAAGAAAATAAAGAAGTATTTATACCAGAACCTTTGTCTGACGCATTGTTTGACAGTAAGTTAACACCTAAACAAAGAAAATTTATATTATTGCTGGTGCACTCTGAAGGTTTAAAAACTGCAACACAGTGTGCAATGGAGGCTGGATACAGTAAAAACAAGAAAAGTGCTAGAGAGATTGCATCAAAACTACAAAATCCAGAACTATATCCATTGGTTGCAAAAGCAATTGATTCAGAAGTTAGAGCAAACGTTGATAGATACAGATGCAGTCAGGAAAGATCTTTGGCTACATTGGCACGCATTAGAGATCAGGCGTCATCTGCTGGTAATTACAATGCTGCGGTAGCTGCAGAAACCAGGAGAGGACAGATAGCTGGGTTGTATGTTGATAAGAAAGAGATACTCACAGGTACGATTGATTCCATGTCAAGAGAAGAGGTGGAAAAGAAGCTACAGGACTTGAAGGAACAGTACAGTATTGAAACTACGTTTGAGGAAGTTAAAGAATTAGAAAATAAACCTTGACTATGAAATAGAATGGGATTAGATAGGTTTTAGAGCTAGTGAACTGGTAGGTTAGTCGTTGACTGAGTAACTGAAACATGCTTATGACTAGCTCTTAAAAAAGGAGAAAGTATGATTAATGAAGAAATGACACCAATGCAGGTTTTACAAGTTATATCTGGTTTGTGTAAAACTAATGGTAAGAAAACAGATTGGCATGATGCACCACCAGAACATGAGTTTAATTTTATTGCCAACATGATTGATTCGTATGTGGAGGAACAAAATGCTAGTGATAGTTAGACCAGATTTGTACGAGTATACTACATTACCTATGACCGACGAGTTATTCTGGCGTAGGATAGAGAACTTGAGGCGTGCAGCGCTGACTGCTGAGAATTTTGATTTTAGATTGTTGTATTATAATCAAATGATGGAACTGATGAAGAGGTGTCCATGAATGATGATCAAGGTTTTTTAAGTATATTATTTGGTGCGTTAATACTCGGTGGTGTTAAAATAATATTTGTTGCTGTGATTGTTTTATTTCTTTTACTTCATGCATTATGAAGAAGGAGTCAAAGTTTTGGAAACAAATAAAAGAAAATATGCCTGGTGTTTTTTGGACTCGTATCGAGAGTTGGTCAATGCCAGGCGTTCCAGATTGTTATGGTTGTAAAGATGGAATAATGTTCTGGTTGGAACTAAAAACATCAACAAAAGACAATAAGTCCCAATTAAGTCCCTTCCAAAAATCGTGGCATTTTAACCATAGTTTACAAGGCGGTCGAAGTTTTATTATGCATCAGCACCTCGGAGAGAGGTTGATTGCTCTATTTCCAAGCTCCATTGCCATCTCCATTGCGGATCTCGATCCGAAGAAAGGTAAGTTTTGGACATATCCCGTGTCCCCCGCAGCGTGGTCTGCGATCCAGGACTACATTCTCCATTCCCCATTGCAGAAACCCGCCATTCCCGAAGCATAGTACCAGGACTGGCGCATGCAGCAGGAACCTGAGATGGTAGCTGGTCGTACGCATTTCCATTGCCCATCGGCAGAAACCCTGTCACCACAGGTATCTTCAGTAGCTGCACCTGCAGCCAGGAACCTGAGATGGTAGCCGTCTGCATTTCCATCGGCGACCAACGTAGCTTTGGTAAGTATAGTAGTTACAGGACTGGCGTCACCAGGATGGCTGAAGCTGGTGTGGTAAATAAAGTGCAATTAGCTCTTGACTATCTAATAAAGTGGGACTATATAAGTATTAGTAATAATGAAGAAGGGCCCTGAGATGTTTCAGATGCGAAACCTTCATTGTTGCTAGGACTGGTTATTGCTGTAATAAGGCGCGCGTCCAGTCTGCAACGTGGCTACCGAATCCGTTTAGAAGTTTTGCAAACGGCCACACGAGTCAGGAGCTGAGGAGAACCCACGGGCTTCCATAAGCAGATCCGTCTGCCAGAAGCCCTGACTCACCTACATTAGAAAGGAACAAGATGACAGAGACTATAACAGTAATAAAGAAAGAACCCACCTGCGCTGAGCTGGTGGATGAACAGTGGAAAGACAGGCAGGAAGATCTGAAAGAT